CAGATTACCTGTCCGCAGAGTTTACCAATGCCTATGGCCGCGCCATGCGTATCGAAGCCACCGCCATTGATACCGGTGGCCACCACACGCACGCGGTCTATGCCTTTGTGCGCAGCCAGCGGGTTCGGCGCTGCATCGCCATCAAGGGGGCAAACCAGTCGGGCCGTACCATTCTCGGCAAGCCAAGCCATCAGGACGTTAACTGGAAGGGGCAGACCATTAAGAAAGGCGTTGCCCTCTACACGGTCGGTACGGATACAGCAAAACACCTGATCTACGCCCGGCTGAATGGGGACGCGGACAAAGACCCAGCAGAGCGAAAGATGCACTTCTCTACCGAGCTAGAGCCGCAGTATTTCGATGGGCTGGTATCTGAAACATACAACCCACGCAAAAACCGCTGGGAAATCAAAAAAGGCAAGCGCAACGAGCCGCTGGATACCCGCGTTTATGCCATCGCAGCCAGCCACCACCCGGAGCTATACCTGCACAAGTGGCGGCAATCGGACTGGGCAAAACGCGCCGCAATGATCGAGCCGGATTCCAAGCCAGAAACGGCCCCGGCACCGGACAAAAACGAAGACAAACCGTCTGTTAAAGCAAAACATCACATCCCACAAAAGCGCCGACCAGGCGGGTTTGCTGGCAACTGGTAACCGAGGTGAATATGGAACTATCAAGCGTTGAAATTTTGCTGTCAGCGTGGGGCCGGTGGGCTGTACGCGTCGAAACCAAGTCAATCGGGTATTCGTCAGTCTGTCCAATGTTTCGAGAGGCGCGTTTTGGAAACGGGTTTGGCTCTGCACCGCCTGTTGGCTTGAACGATGCCGATCTACGTGCAGTTGATGCCGCTGTGCAGCGTTTGCCAGTAATATTACGGGCAACCCTCAACGAGTTCTACAAAAGTCAGTGCAGCGTCCGCGATCTGGCTTTACACCTTGGCTGCAACCACAAATCGGCCAGCCAGTACCTTAATGAAGCGCGGCGGCGCGTGGCACAATGCATGGAGGAGAATTAATCATGAACAATAAACACACACCTGGGCCCTGGTACTGGTCAAGAGACACAATGGAAGACAGATGCGACATTACGCTTCATAGCAAAGCTACTGGGTATTCAATTTTATATTGTTGCGCAAAGCCACGCGAACCAAACGCTCGTTTAATGGCTGCCGCGCCTGATCTGCTGGATGCGCTACAAGAAATAGCAGATTCAGACAGGTATGAAATCACCTGCCTTAAAGACGACAAGCCAAAATACGCGTACGGTAAATTTGCTGAGATCGCATTGCATGCTATTGCCAAAGCAACAGGGGGTTAATGGCTTCAAACGCTTATTTGGCGTGGATTTGCTCCGGTTTCATCCTAATAACTCAGTTTTTTTGACAACTTTCGAGCAAGTCGCCAATATTCGCCTCAATTCGATAGATTGCTCTTGTTGTCACTAGAGCAAAAAACGCGGCCCAAACCACTCGGTTATGGGCCTTTTTTCTGGGGGTCGTATGCAGATCGGAGTCAATGTCGACATCGATGCAGCGATCAAAAGTCTAGACGTTTTCCGGCGCGACCAGCTGCCGTTTGCTTTAGCCAAGGCAATCACGAATACGGCGCAGGAAGTTAAGGCCGCCGAAGTCGCAGAGATGCAACGGGTTTTCAGTTCACCCACTCAGTGGACGTTGAACAGCCTGTACATCAAACCGGCTACGAAGTCGAAGCTTGAGGCAAAGGTCTGGATTAAGAACTTTGCCGCCAAAGGACCATCCCCAGAGGACTGGTTGAAACCGGAAATCGAAGGTGGCCAACGGAAGTACAAGCGCATGGAACGTGCGCTGCAACGGATAGGCGTTTTGCCAGCTGGCATGATGATCTATCCAACCAAATTTGCAGACCTGGACGCCAACGGCAACGTTAAGGCGGGGCAGGTCACGCAGATTCTGTCCTACCTGCAGGCCTTCGGTGAGCAGGGGTATCGCGCCAACATGGATACCAAGGGCAGGAAGCGAATGACGAGCCGAACCGGTTATGCCTACTTCGTTGGCAAGCCGAAAGGCAAGATCGCCGGAATCTGGAAGCGGGTGAACTTCGCATCCGGATCTGCGGTGGTACCGATTTTCTACTTCATTCCGAGCCCGACTTATCGGCCTCGGCTGGATTTCTACGGCGTCGCCAAACGTACCTACGAGGCGCGCTTCTTTAACAACTTCCGCAACGCGATGGCGAAAGCGGTGGAAACGGCACGATGAACATTCCTTCAACACTGCGGGTAGGCGATACGACCAGCTGGAACGATGAGCCTTTGCTTGTCGACGGCGCGCGTGTCGACAGCAGCATGTACACGCTAAAGCACATCCTCGTCGGACCGTCTGCACCGGTAACGCTTACCGCCGTTTCTGATGGCGGTGGCTGGAAGACGCAGCTGACGATTGAGCAGGCCAACGCACTCACCGCTGGCGATTACAGCTGGCAAGCCGTGATCGAGACATCCGGCGAGCGTCTTACGGTCGGCAGCGGCCAGTTGAATGTTTTGCCAAATCTGGCAGACGCCACCCAGGGTTTCGATGGCCGCACATTGGCAGAGAAGGCTTTAGCTGACGCCGAAGCGGCGCTGGCAAATTACCGCGCCAACGGCGGCAAGATCAAAAGCTACACCATCGGCATGCGTGCAATGACCTTTGCTGATTCAAGCCAGATCCTCCAGGAGATTAATTACTGGAAGACTAAGGTTTCGCACGAGAAAGCCCAGCAACGGGTTAAGAACGGCCTGGGCAATCCGCGCAACCTGCAAGTGAGGTTCAAATGAGCGACCGCTTACCAAAGGCAATGACCACAGAAGCTATTCCGGCAAGCATTCGCGCCGCCGGAGAGTCAAAAGGCGTTTTCAAGAAGTCGGCAGACATCATTCCTATGCCAACCAAAGGCAAAGACCCGGCGCGTCTTTACGCAGGCGCTCAGGTTAACCGTCTGACCAGCGATTGGACAGCGCTCGGCACCAGTGCCGATTCGGAGATCCTGACCAGCATTCGTTTGTTGCGATCCCGTTCCCGCGAAATGGTTCGGGATAACCCCCACGCCAAAAACGTGGTTCGGATCGTGCAAAACAACGTAGTCGGTCAGGGCATCGGCATTCAGTGCCAAATCGTGAATAAGCGCGGCAAGCTCAACGACAAGCTTAACTCGGCAATTGAGGCTGAGTGGGCAAACTTTTGCCGCCGTCAGTCGTTTCACGCGGCTGGCCTGCTTGACCTGACCGGCATGCTCCGTTTGGCCATGGGCCAGTTAGTAGAGGCTGGAGAGGGCGTTATTCGTAAGGTATACCAACGCTTTGGCGACTCGAAAGTGCCAATCGGCGTTGAGTTTATTGAAGCCGACCGTTTGATGGATCAGTGGCAATCAGCCCGTGCGCCGAATGGCAACGAGATCCGTATGGGTGTCGAGATCGATCAGTGGGGCCGACCAGAGGCCTACTGGTTTTTCCCGAAGCATCCAGGCGACTATCAATTCCAGTCGTTTCAGCCGAGCAAGTTTATCCGTATTCCTGCCAGCGAGATCATCCACTTCTACATCGTAGACCGCTGGCCTCAAACGCGTGGCGTGCCAATGTTCCACTCGGTGCTGCGCAAAATGAACGATATGAAGGGCTACACCGAGGCAGAGATTGTTGCTGCCCGTGCATCAGCGGCCATCATGGGGTTCATTACCTCGCCAGAAGAGCAAGTTGCGGACGGCGAAGAAAACGGCAACCTGTTAACTGATCTGGCCCCCGGAACGATCCAGAAGCTTAACCCAGGTGAATCGTTCGAAGGCTTTACACCGACTCGACCAAACACCGGCCTCGACCCGTTTATGCGCTACATGCTGCGTGAAATGGCGGCAGGCGTGGGCGTTAGCTACGAAAGCCTGTCACGAGACTACTCGCAGAGCAATTACTCCAGTTCTCGCCTGGCTCTTTTGGATGACCGCGACACATGGCGTGTACTTCAGGGCTGGTTAATCACCACCGTGCTGCACCCGCTCTACATCGAGTGGCTCGATCTAGCCGTTCTCTCTGGCACCATCAAAATGCCAGAGGATTACTACCTGAATAAAGAGCATTACCAGGCTGTTCGCTTTAAGCCTCGCGGCTGGAGCTGGATTGATCCGCTCAAGGAAGTGAAGGCATATTCCGAAGCGGTTCGCGCTGGCTTCATGACGGTTAGCGATGTCATCGGCCTAACGGCTGGCGGTGCAGACGCTGAAGACATGTTCAAGGCACGCCGTCAGGAGCTGGATTTAATGGAAGGCCTTGGCTTGACGTTCGATACAGATCCAAAGGTACAAAAAGCTGCACCACCAGCTGCTGCACAAGCTGATCCAGCAGTCGAAGACCCGCCTCCTGGCAAAGCAGCAGACGAATAAACAGCCGCAACAAATCATCGAGCCGCCGCAGGTAACTGCAGGCGGCTTTTTTCATTAGGAGTCATTTATGACAACAAAGCTACCGCAAAAGATGGGTCCGCAAACACGGAACCTGTCGATTCGTGCGCAGGACATCGCCGTTGACGTAGCCAACCGTACCGTTGAGCTGTCGTTTAGCTCAGACGCTGCGATTGACATGTGGTTCGGCAAAGAGAGCCTTTCGCACGCACCAGGCGCAATGCGCGTTACCGACCGCACCGGCAATCTGCCGCTGTTGTTCAACCACTGCATGGATGACCTGCTCGGCGTTGTCGAGTCGGTTCGTGTAGACGCAGCTGCTGGCAAGGGTTATGCCGTAGTCCGCTTTGGCAAGGATGACCGTGGCGAGTGGGCAATGCAACAAGCCCTGGACGGCATTCTCACCAACGTCTCGTTTATGTACCGCGTTTACAAGTACATGGAAGACACCGAAACAGAAACATACACCGCCCTTGATTGGGAGGTGCTTGAAATTTCCCTGGTTACCGTACCCGCCGACGCTTCCGTCGGCGTGGGCCGCGCAGCCGGAGAAAACGAAGTGGCAGTGGAAGTCATCACTCGCCAAATCACACCGGCAGCTGCCGAAACCACCAAGGAGTCAATTATGACGAATGCAACAGAAAATACCGGCACCGCAGCTACTGGTGCCATCCAAGCCCCATCAGCTGAAGAGCTTCGCGCTATTCAATCGCAAGGCGCTGATGTAGAGCGCAAGCGCATCGCTGAAATCGATGCCATGTGCCGTTCGCACAAGCTGCCGGAAGACCTCCGCGTCAGCATGATCCAGAAGGGCACTTCAGTTGAAGAAGCCCGTGGCCTGGCTCTGGACCACAAGCTGGCAAACGCTGGCGACCAACGCACCGCAAGCATGGGCAACGGTTTTGCCCCTGACATGAGCGATAGCGAAAAGTCGAAGTATTCGCTGACCCGCGCCATCAACGCTGCTATCAGCGGCGACTGGAAGGGCGCTGGCTTCGAAGCTGAAGTATCGAACGACATCGCCAAGCGCATGGGCAAGTCGACTCAGGGCTTCTTCATGCCAACCAACATCCCGTTCGCACAGCGTTCGGGTTACGCCGTTGGTACTGCCGGTGCTGGCACAACGGGCGGTACACTGGTTGCCACCAACCTGCTGGCTGGCAGCTTCATCGAAGTGCTGCGCAACAAGGCCAAAGTGCTGCAACTGGGCGCAACGGTTCTGTCCGGCCTTGTTGGCAACGTCGACATTCCTCGTCAGACGGGCGCATCGAACACGTTCTGGGTTGGCGAAAACGGCACCCTGACCGAGTCCGAAGGCACGTTCGACAAGGTTTCGCTGGCCTTGAAGAGCATCGGCACCTATTCGATGATCTCGCGCAACATGCTGTTGCAATCAACGCCAGACATCGAAATGCTAGTACGCGCCGACCTGATCGCTCAGTTGGCTCTGGGTATCGATAAGGCCGCACTGTCGGGCTCCGGTTCCAGCAACCAGCCAACCGGCATCACAAATACATCGGGCATTGGCTCGGTTGTTGGCGGTACCAATGGCGCAGCCATCACCATCGACCACCTGATCGACCTGGAAACGGCAATCACCTCGGCTAACGCCCCGGAAGATTCGCTGGCTTACCTGGCTAACGCACGCACCATCGGCGCTCTGAAGAAGCTGAAGAGCACGACTGGTTCGTACCTGTGGAACGGCGCAATGGCCGGTGCTACACAAGGCACCCCGGGCGAGATCAACGGCTACCCAGTCGCTCGCTCGAATCAGGCTCGCGGCGATCTGACCAAGGGCACGGGCACCAACCTGTCGGAAATCATCTTCGGCAACTGGTCGGAAGTGCTGATCGGCGAGTGGGGCGTGCTGGAAATCATGCCTAACCCGTATGACGCTACCGCCTACAAGCAAGGCGCAGTTCTACTGCGTGCCATGCAGTCGGTAGACATCGCCGTTCGCCATGCCGCCTCGTTTGCGGTCATGTCTGACGCGATCACGGGTTAACCGTAGTCTCCTCCTCCGCCTTCAAACGTGGAGTTTTGTGGGCAGGGCGCTCGTGCGCTCTGCCCCTCTTTTTAAGGTGAACTCATGCCTAGTTACTCAGTCCGCAATGGCTACACGTATAGCCAGAACACTACAAATGGCGCGGTTCAGCGTTTTAACGCTGGCGACACAGTGGATCTGCCTGCCGAGATCGGTGACAACCATCACGCATTGCAGCGCATTGATCAGCAGCCCGTAGTTGAAGACGGCGAAAAGCCAGTCAAGGCTGCAAAAGCCACCAAGTCTGACAAGAAATAATCCATGATCGACGCCACATTCAACGATGTATTCCTGGCCGATTTTGGCCTGGATGCCACGTCCGGATCGTCAACCGGCAAAGTGCTGTTTGACCAACCGGACAACACGGCATTCGGAGACATGGTGCAAACCACCGAATACACCGCCACATTACGCGTCATCGATTTCCCGGTACTTGTTGCCGGAAACACGCTCACCATCTCCGGGACCGCATATGTGGTCCGCGAAGTGGCTCATATTGAGGATGGTGCGTTTGCACGCGCCACGCTATCCAAAGCATGAACACGCACCGCGAAACTATTCTGCAAAACGTTCTTATAGCGCTCGGTGGCGCCAACGTCGCTGGAGGCCGCATCTTCCGCAGCCGGTCTAATGCACTCGCCGCCAATGAATTACCGGCCATTGTGCTAAAGGCCGGTAATGAGTCTATCGACAATAGCCAGCGCACCATCTGCGTTCGCAATTTCGATGTGGAGCTGGAGATCGTAGTTCGCGGCGAACCTGCTGACCAGCTGGCAGATCCAGTTGTAGCGGCAGCATCAGCAGCCATTCTGGCAGACCAGAGCCTCGGCAATACGGTTTATCGCGTCGTTGAATCCAGCATCGGGGCTCCGGAGCTGGCAGACGGCAATGGTACTACCGGGCTGGTACGTGTGACTTATACCGCAACCTACGCAACCCGACTCAATGACAACACCACGCCCGTGCGTTGCATGGGCTAAAGATTTTTAGTAGCCGCCTCACCGCATCCCCACCGCCTATGGCGGGTTCATTACCAAGGAGTCAATTATGACCTCAACTGCAATCACCGCCCAGGGCACCACGCTTTCAATCGATACCGCTGTTAGCGGCGGCCCGACCTACACCCCAATTGCCAACATCAAGACGTTTTCCGGCTTTGATGGCTCGGCTTCGGAAATCGACGTAACCAACCTGTCCAGCCCGGCCAAGGAATACCGACTCGGCCTGGAAGACAATGGCCAGTTCACCCTTGAGCTAGACCGTGACTTCTCAGACGCTGGCCAGACCGCACTGTTGGCCGCACGCGATAACCAGGCTGCCAAGCAATTCAAGTTGCTTCTGCCCAATGGCGAAAACGCCATCTTCACGGCATTCGTCAAGAAGTTCGGTATTGGCGGCGGCGTGGATCAGATCGTCAAGGGCAGCGTTGATCTGCGTATCAGCGGCGCTGTTGTCTGGTCTGCTACTTAATCTCTGGAGCCAAAGTAAATGAGCGAAAAACCTCGCAAGGCGCTGTCGAAGTCTGACATTCTGGGTGTGAA